CTCTCAACGCTGAGATTGGGGGGCGGGAGCTACGGGCAGCAGGTTGGTGCCTGGGCGAAGCAATACCTCGGCGTCGACCTGATGCCGTGGCAGCTGCTCGCCCTTTCCGGTCAGCTCGAGCATGACGAGGCCGGGAATCTTGTGCGCCGGCGGTCGTTGGTGTCAGTCGCCAGGCAGAACGGCAAGACCATGGCGCTAAAAGCGTTGGTGGGATGGGCTTGCACGCAGGAACCTAAGCGGAGGGGCGAGCCGATTATGGTGATCAACACTGCGCACCAGCTCGACCTGGCTGTGGAAATCTTTGAGGCCATCGCGCCGATTCTCAAGGAGGAATGGGGCGCAAAGGTCAAGTGGAGCTACGGCCGCAACGAGGCGATCATGCCTGACGGCACCAGGTGGTTGGTGCAGGCCGCGACGCCCAAGGCTTTCCACGGCTTTTCCCCGACGTACATCGTTGCCGACGAGGTTTGGGGCATCAGCCGCGACGTACTGCTGAACGGTGCCTTGCCGTCCCAGCGCGTGATGAAATCGCCGTTGCTCTCATGCTGGTCGACCGCCGGCACCGAGGATTCTCACGCCATGCTGCAGATGCGCGAGGAAGGGCTGCGCGCCATTGACGAGGGCAAGACCACCAAGCTTTACATGGCCGAATGGTCTGTACCGCCTGGCATCGACCCCATGAGCTCGCCCGAGGTCTGGAAAATGGCCAACCCGGCGATTGGCTACACGCTTGAGCCCGACGTACTGCGCGACGAATCTGAGCAGGTGGACAAGGCCGCGTTCCTGCGAGCGTCGCTCAACATCTGGATCAGCTCTGAGCGGTCGTGGCTCCCGCCTGGACTGTTTGACAGCCTCAAGGTTGACGACATTCCCGCCGGCGGCGTGCTGGCTGTGGATTCGTCCATTGACGAGTCGCTCTACTGCGGCGTAAGGGCCCAGCGCGTCGGGGATGACCGTATTGGTGTCACCGTGGAGTTTCTTGCGGATTCTCTTGCCGACTGCTGGCGCAGGATCATGGATGCGGCGACCAGTTGCGATGCTGTTGCCATGACCCCATCGTTGTTTGACATTGCGCCGGCCGAGCTTGAGCGCAAGAAGGTGCAGGTAGGCTACGCCGAGCTGGCGACGCACACCGGGACGATCCGGCAGCTGATCACGGAAGGCCGCATCATCCATACCGGCGAGCAGATGTTGGCCGAGCACGTTGACCGGGCCGTTGGCGTCCGTACCCAACGCGGCTATGCGCTCTCGTCACAAAAGAGCTCGGGCCCGATCACGCTGGCGCGTTGCCTGGTGTTCGCAACGTCACTGGTGGCGCGTCCGGCGCAGCGGTCAAAGCCTGCTATCGCGTTCGGTTAGTAGCCTTATCAGCGTCCATGGGGCGCGGCCGGTGTCTCCCCCCGCGCTTCATGGGCATCAAATCGTATACTTATCGCCTAAGCCTTGTTTTCACTTACACCGAAAGGCACGCTTTCTACATGGAGCTGTTCAAGCCGAAGGTGAAGGCAACTCCAGCGATGGCATCAGCACCCATCGCGGCAGCTGCGGGCGCTCCGCAACCGGGTAACTTCCTTGGGTACAGCGTCGGAGCTCTTGAGGAAGCAGCGTTGAGCGTCCCGACCGTGGCCAGGGCAATCTCCCTGCTCTCCACGGTCGCTGCCACCCTAAACATCCGTACGTACACCCTGCAATGGACGGGGCAGCAGTACGAGAAGCTTTACGTTGAGGGCGAGAGCTGGATGACGCGGCCCGATCCGCGCACCACCCGCAACTTCGTCATGGCCAAGACCGCCCGCGACCTTATTTTGTATGGCCGCGCCTTTTGGCTTGTCACCAGCCGGTACAGCACTGGGTTCCCGGCCACCTTCCAATGGCTGCCGGCCAACCTGTGTGACACGCCCGACAATGCGCCGCCGGAATGGTTCGGGCCCGTTGACAAGATCAACTTCAACGGCATGCCGCTTGACGTTGCCCAGGTGATCCAGTTCCACAGCGGCAGCCAGGGCGTCATCTACCAAGGCAGGCGTGCCATCCAGATCGCGCTGCGGCTTGATTCAGCTGCGGAACGTTTCGCGTCGAATGAGATTGCCGCCGGCTACCTGCAGCAGAAGGGCGGCGAGCCCATGAGCGGCGAGGAGCTGGCCGAAATGGCTGCCGCCTGGGCCGCCAACCGCCGCACCAACAGCATCGGCGCGCTGAACGAGCACGTGACCTTTGAGAGCTATGACGTTGACCCGTCAAAGCTGCAGCTGGTGGAAGGCCGCGAGTATCAGACCAAGGAGCTGTCGCGGCTCATGGACATTCCAGCCTACCTGCTGGCCATTGACCAGTCAGGTATGACGTACGCCAACGCGCAGCAGGCTCGCCAAGATCTTTTGCTATTCGGCGCACGCCCGATCCTTCACGCCATCCAAGAGCGCCTTTCGATGGATGACATTTTGGCGCGTGGCCGTCACGTTGAGTTCGCCCTGGACGAGTACGTCGACGAGTTCACCGACCCCGAGGCAATGCCGGTTGACACTTCGCCGGCCGATCAGAGGAACAACACTGATGCTCCGCTTTGATGCTGACGCCAGCCTGATCATCGCGCAGGCCGGTAGTGAGAACGAGCCCGCACGCATCGCGGGCATCGCTGTGCCGTGGGATGTGGTTGCCACTGTCTCCGATGGCCAGCAGGTTCGATTCGCTCGTGGCGCGTTCAACACTGCGCAGAAGCCCGCCAAGCTGATTGAGAACCACGACCTGACGCAGCTGCGCGGCGTCGTCGACACCCTTGTTGACGCTGATGCTGGCCTTGAGTTTGAGGCCACTCTGGCGGACACCCGCGCCAGCCGCGACGCTGTGGCGCTTCTCAAGGCCGGTGCCTACGACGCCGTGAGCGTCGGGGCCAACCCCACCAAGTTCACCACCGACGCCGAGGGCGTGATGACCGTCACGGAAGCCACCCTCGTTGAGCTCTCCCTGGTCGCCGTTCCGGCGTTCAGTGAGGCCGTAATCACCGAGATTGCGGCGACCGCCGAGGCCACAGAGGACGAGGCGGAGCAGGATCCCGAGCAGGACACTGACAACACCGAGCAGGAGCATGAGGACATGACCGATGCCGAGAAGGCCGAGCCCATCGAGGCAGAGGCCACCATTCCGACCCAGCCGATCCTGTACGCCCAGGCGCGTGCCGAAGTCGAGCTGCCCACCGCTGCGGAGTACCTTTCCAGCTTCATCGCTGGCGGTTCCGCGTGGGACACCATGCAGGACAGGCTTCGCGCCGCTGCGCCGGATGTGATCACCACCGACACGCCCGGCATCCTGCCGACGCCCATTCTGGCGCCGGTCTACAACAACTTCGTGGGCAACCGCCCAGTGGTGGACGCTATTGGCCCCAAGGCAATGCCTGGCGGCGGCAAGGTGTTCATCCGACCGGAAGTCACCACCCACACTTCGATTGCCAACCAGGCGACGGAGAACACTGCCCTGCAGTCGGGCACGTTCGTGGTTTCGTCCAACCAGGTGACCAAGGCCACCTACGGGGGCTACGTCACGATCAGCGAGCAGGATCTGGACTGGACTGACCCCAACGTGCTGTCGCTGGTGCTTGACGACATGGCGCGGATCTACGCAAACGAGACCGACAACGTGGCGGCTGACAACCTTGTCGCCGGCGCAACGGTCACCCGCGTTCTCTCCAACGCCAACCTCACCGACCCCGCCAAGTGGGTTGAGTGGATCTACGGGGCGTCGCAGACCATCCTGAGCGATAGCAACGGCAACCTGCCCACGCACCTGTTCCTTGCGCCCGACCAGTGGGCCAAGCTCGGGCAGCTGGTGGACACCGCCGGCCGCCCGCTGTTCCCGCAGGTCGGCCCGATGAACGCCTTTGGGGGCGTTTCGCCGGGTTCGACCGAGGCCGTGGCCTTTGGCCTGCGCGTCGTGGTCGACCGCAACTTCGCTTCCGGGACCATCATCGTCGGCGACGCCTCTGGCTTCGAGATTTTCGAGCAGCAGAAGGGGGCTATCTCCACTGACAACCCCTCAACGCTGTCGCGGACTCTCGCCTGGCGCGGCTACTTCGCCACCCTGATGATTGACGAAAAGAAGTTTGTCAAGCGGGTTGCGTCCTAGTAACCGCCAGCGGATCGACTGCCCATGCCTACCTACGCCATCACGCATCGACAGGTGACTGACAACCACATGGTTGTTCAGACGCTCGAAGCTACCGAGATAGGCACTGGGCAGTCGATCACCGTGGCGGGGTTGGGAGCCACGCTCAACGGCACCTACACCGTCGTTGATGTTCCCATCTATCTGTTCCTGGGCGTGGATGATGAGGGCGACCACCTTTTCGACCCTGATGTGATCATCCTCAATCAGCTGCTGGTGTCCAAGACCACGGACGACGTTGCGAGGGGTCCCGTTTCCGGCACGCTCACGTTTACGCCAACCTGCACCTGGATCACCAACCAGATGGTCATTGACTGGCTGGGCATTGCCACGGCCACGGCCAACGACACCACTTTCATCACCAAGTGCGTTTCAGCTGCCAATGCCTATGCCTACCGCCGCCGGCGGGAAGCCGGGTACTACGACAGCCTGACGACGGTGCCTGGTGGCGATGTGGAGCTTGGCACCATCATGTACGCGGGCAGCCTGTACCGCGAGCGCGGATCGGTGGATTCCTTCGCTTCGTTTGAGCAGATGGGAACGCCCATCCCCTACGGCCAGAACGGGCAGATCAACCGCCTGCTGGGCGTGAACAGAAGCCAGGTTGCATGACCGCTACCGGAATCTTTGCGGAAGCGCGAGCAACGCTGGTGGCCTCACTGCAGGCGCTGGGCCTGACTGTCGTCACGGACGTCCGTAATGCACGGCCCATTTCGGTGCTGGTCGATCCGCCGACCTTCACCTGCTTCAACAGCAACATCGCGGAGATTGAGATTGGCGTCAAGATCCTTGCGGCCCCGCCGGGCAACCAGGACTCTCTTGACTACCTGATCACGACGGCCGACACCATTATGAACAGCAGCATTTCGCTGATTCGTGGTATTCCCGGCGTCATGCAAGTGGGCGGGCAGGAAGTCCCGACCTATGACCTCACCGTAAGAGTCGGAACCCAAAGGAGTTAGCCGTCATGGCGACCACGCCGGCCGTGCTCACCGTGGACACGGTTGACCTTAAGGACCAGGCAAGCGCCGTCACGCTTGAGCTGGGCTACGCCAGCCTGGACCGCACCGCGTTCGGGGACACCGGCAGCCAGATGACCGCCGGCCTGCAGACCGTCAGCGGCACCATCACCTTCTACGTCGACTACGGCGCCAGCGGCGTTGAGGCGACCATCAACGCTGCTTTGGGCGACGGCACCACTGACATTGTGGTCAAGAAGGACAACGCCGCCATCAGCGCGAGCAACCCCGAATACACGATCACTGACACGATGATCGCCAGCGCGCCCATCACCTACACCGTGGGCGAGCTGCAGGTCATGGAAGTGTCGTTCGAGGGCGGTACGTGGGTGCGCGACATCACGCCGTAGCAACAACAAGGGGAGACACAGATGGCAAAAGCAGACACCGGCAAGCCGCTTCGCTTCACCACGAAAAGCGGCACCTGGACAGTCCAGATCGGCGGGTACAAGAACATTGTTCACTTTGAGCGCCATTTCAACACTTCAGCCCAAGTGCTGGAGCGTGCGCCGAGAGTGGAATACGTCTTGTACCTGGCATGGGATGCCGCAGTTGCGGAGGGCTTGCCGGTCCCCGCAAAGTTCGACGCTTTCATCGACGAGATCGTTGACTTTGAGGAGCTCGAGGACGAGGCGGGGGCAGACGAAAACCCTACCCCAGGGGATCAGTCGGCAGAGCGCTAGCCATTGTGCTGGTGCAAACAGGCTTCTGGCCCCCTGACCTAGACTTCACGATGAAGGATCTGAACACCATCTTGCAGGTGATGAACGAGAGCCAGAGGTAATGCCGGCGACGATCAAGACAGAGGTGGTGGGGGTCAAGGAGACCATCAAGGCACTGCGCCAGGTTGATCCCGAGTTCCGCAAGCAATTCAACCGCGCTGCCAAGGATGTGGTTGCGCCGATGGTTGCCGAGGCCAAGAGCCTGTACCCGCAGCTGCCGCTTTCCGGCATGGCCCGGCCGTGGACGCCCAAGAGTTTCTCAATCTTTCCATGGCAGGTTGCCAAGGTCCGTTCCGGCGTGAAGGTCAAGACCTCGACGCGGCGCGATAAGAACGCTGTGCTGTACGTCAGCCAGGGCGAGCCTGCCGGCGTGCTGTTTGAGACTGTCAGCACTGGCAAGCCGCTTGGGGCCAACATCCGGGCCCGTTCCGACCGCGTTCTGTGGCCGACGGCTGACAAGCACGCCCCGCGCATCAGTCAGGGCATCGAAAAGATCGTGGCGGAGGCAGAGAAGGTCGTTCAGGGGATGGTGCACTAGTGGCCATCACAATCCCCATCCTCACCGACTTCAACGGCGGTGGGATCGACAAGGGCATCGCGCAGTTTCAGAAGCTCGAGACAACCGGCCAGAAGGCTGGCTTTCTCATTCGCAAGGCCGCGCTGCCTGCAGCTGCCGCCATCGGAGCTCTTGCCGTTGGCGCGGTCGCTGCCACCAAGGCAGCAGCCGAGGACGCTGCCGCAGCGGACAAGTTGGCAAACACTCTTGGGCGCGTCACCACGGCCAACCAAGCGGCTCTCAACGCCGTGGAGCCCTACATCAGCGCCCTGTCGCAGCAGGTGGGCGTCACCGATGACGAGCTACGGCCAGCGCTTGGCAAGTTGGCCACGGCAACAGGTGATCTGACCAAGGCCCAACAGCTTCTTAGCCTGTCGCTCGATGTGAGCGCGCAAACGGGCAAGCCGCTCGAATCAGTCACCACCGCGCTTGCCAAGGCTTACAGCGGCCAGTTTGGCGCTCTGAATAAGCTGCTGCCCGGTTTTGACCAGGGCATCATCAAGAGCAAGGATTTCGCCGCCGCGCAGGACGAGCTGGCGCGCCTCACAGGCGGCGCAGCGTCGGAAAGTGCCAACACCGCCGCCGGCCAGTTCCGACGCTTTCAGATCACGCTTCAGGAGACCAAGGAGAGCATCGGAGCGGCGCTGCTGCCGGTTCTCAACGCCTTCCTGCCAATCCTGCAGTCGGTAGCCAAGTGGGTGCAAGAAAACAGCGACGTGGTGGTGATCCTCGGCGCAGCCATCGGCGTGCTTTCCGGCGCTGTGCTGGCCGTCAATGCCGCCATGAAGTTGGCCGCAGCCGCCACGGCCGTGATGACTGCCGCTCAATGGCTGTTGAACGCTGCCCTGGACGCCAACCCCATCGGCATCGTGGTACTTGCCATTGCAGCTCTCGTCACCGGGCTCGTGGTGGCATACAACAAGAGCGAGACTTTCCGGAACATCGTCAATTCCATTGGCACCGCGCTGGGCGCAGTCGCCGGCTGGATCAACGACAATGTGGTGCCTGCCATCAGCACTTTCCTTGGCGCCATGAAAAAGGCATGGAACTGGATTGAGGAAAACGCCGGGCCTGTCCTCGAGGCTTTGAAGGTTTCTCTCAAGTTGGCGTTTGCGCCGATTTTTTTGGCAGTCGACGCAATGAGGACGCTGATTGACCTTCTTGGCAGCTGGCAAAAGAAGGGTGTCAAGGGCAACCCGTTAGCCGGCGGCACTGGCAGCTTGGGCACCGGGATTCCTCGCGGCGCATCTGGCGGGATTGTGCGGCGTCCTACGCTTGCCATGATCGGCGAGGCCGGGCCCGAGGCCGTCGTCCCGCTGAACCGCACGCGGGGAAATGGACCCCTGGGCGATGCCTTGGGCATGAACATCACGGTCAACGCCGGTCTGGTGTCCAGCCCCGAGCAGGTAGGTCAGCAGATCATTGAAGCCATCCAGAGGGCACAGCGGCGTTCGGGCCCGGTGTTCGCGCCGGCATGAGTGCGCCAACCCTCCAGGTGATGATGGGTTTCCAAACCACAACTGGTTTCGGCAATCCTTTTCAGCTCGATAACGCCACCTACGGAAAACTGAACACCGGCACGCTTGGCGGCATCCAGTACGTTGATGTGACCAGCATGGTGGAGAGCGTCAACATCACCAGGGGGCGCAACCGCGAACTTGAGCAGTTCAACGCCGGCACTGCGGCGATTGCCTTCTATGACCCAACGCGGATTTTTGATCCGCTCAATGCGAGCTCAATCTATTACCCGTTCGTGGGCCCGCGTAATCCGGTCAGCGTCTACGCCAACGGCATCGAAATCTTTTGCGGTTTCGTAAGCGACTGGAACATCGGTTACGGCAAGACTGCAAACGCCACGATCACCACTGTCAGCTGCGCGGACGCTTTTACGATCCTTGCGAATCAGAACATGAACGCTTGGACGCCATCGGCGGAAACCAGTGGCAGTCGCGTCAACAGCGTCTTGGACCGTCCAGAGGTTGTATACCAGGGGCCGCGTGCAATCGACGCAGGCACATCGAACCTTGGGGCGTATGCAATCACCGATGGCCAGAACGTGCTGCAGTACCTACAACAGGTAATGGCGTCCGAGCAGGGTTATTTGTTCATTGCAGCCGACGGAACCTTGACGTTCCGAGGCCGCGCCGCATCGCTCAACCCTAGTGCCACCGTTTCCTTTACGGATACCGGCGGCAGCGTGCGGTACATGGAAATGGCCAATGCCTACGGTGATGAGCTGCTCTACAACTACATCGCCCTGCAGTCTCCCGCCGGCGCAGCACAGACTGCATCCGATGCAACGTCCATTGCGCTGTACCAGGCGCAGCAGTATTCGAAGCTTGATCTGCTCAACAGCACCACAGCAGAAGTGCTGAGCATGGCCAACTATCTGCTTGGGCGGTACAAGAACCCCGAAGTGCGTTTCACTGGCGTAGAAACTCAATTGGCAGCCCTTAGTTCAGCTGACCAAGATGCATGCCTGTCCGTTGACCTCACCGACATTGTGAGCGTCACCAAGAGCTTTACGGCCGGCACGCCAACCAAGGTGACCCAGACGCTTATCACCAGCGGTGTCAGCCATCAGATTCGTCCTGGCAGTCATGTCGTCCGGTACACCTTCGAAAGTACCGACAGCAATAACTACTTCACGCTGGACAACGCCATTTTCGGCACCCTTGACAACAACCTTTTGGCTTTCTAAGGAGTCTGACGATGGCTTGGACCGCACCAAGTACGTGGGTTTCGGGAGCAATCCTGACGGCTGCACAGCTGAACCAGCAGCTGCGCGACAACATGACCGAGTTGGCGGGGTTTTTCTCGGCCTTTAGCAGTTGGACGCCCAGCGTCAAGCAGACCACCACACCGACGCAAAGCGTGACCAGGGCCAAGTACCTTAAGGTTGGAAAGCTTGTGTACGCCAATTACGAAATCGCGCTCACCGGATCGGCGACCGCCGGCGCAATCATCACGCTGGATTTTTCCAACATCGGTACGGCTGTGGCTGCTGGTGCCTCATACGGTGGTTTCCGTCATTTTGACACTGGCGTAACCAACTATGTCGGCATTGCCACTGGATCGACCACCACTGCCCTGCAGTTTTATGTTGACGGGTATGGCGCAAACCACGGCCAGCAGCCTGTCAACCTGACCAACGGTGACACCTTTCAAGGGTGGTTCATCACAGAGCTGGCATGACCCCCGAGGATGCCCACACCATCCGGCAGGACATTCGTGAGCTGCGCGAGGCTGTGGCGTCCGTCGAAAGCCTGCAGCGTGAAGCCAACAAGCGCCTAGGGCACCTCGAGGGCCGCGTATTCGAAGTTGAAATCTGGAAGGCCCGCCTGCAGGGAGCAGCTGCGACCAGCCGCGTCATTTGGCTGGTGGCCGGCGGCGCGGTCACCGGGTTGATCATCGAAATCATCCGAAACACCTAGGGGAGCCATGAGCATCAGCAACGGCCAGATGACGCTGCGAAAGGCACTGTCTTACCTTGGAAGCATGGAGGGCCCGCCGAACCGCTCGGGCGATCCTATTGTTGACGAGTGCCAGGCGCTGTACGGATTGAAGGGCGTGCCCTGGTGCGCGTGCTTTGTGGGCTACTGCATTGCCAACAGTGAGGCCGATGCCAAATACAAGGCAGCCGCCAAGAGCGTGGTGAACCCGTCCACGGCCGCAATGGTCGCCGCAGCTCGCAAGAAGGGCTGGTACGGGGGCCACAGCAAAGACACCAAGCCCGGTGATCTGTTCATTATCGACGGCAAGCACGTCGGTTTCATCAACGCCATCAACAAGGATGGGACTTTTGCCACGGCAGAAGGAAATGCTTCCAACGGCGTGCGGTCCTACATTCGCAGCTGGTCGGATGGCTGGCAGGTCATCAGCATCCCCGGCGTCGGAGCTCCGGGCCCGGCTGCAGTAGTTGATGGCTACGGATTCGACGACACCAGGGTGAAGCTCTACGGTGGCTGGCCGACCGCCAAGGCCCGCGACGGGCAGATGGCGAAGTACGCCGCTGCCAACCCTGACCACTGGACGCAAGCCGTCCGAGTCGAGCGCAGCAGCCCGTATGCGTTCCGCGCCGGCCCGAAGGGAACGTGGGGGCACTACACCTTTGGCCCATGGCTGCACAAGACGGGCAAGGAAGTGCGCGACAAGCAGATGGCCCAGTGGTCAAAGGCTCACAAGGATGCGACTGCCCGGCCGTGGAAAAAGACCTACAAGGAGGCCTGATGCCGCCCGACACCATTCCGCCAGGCACCACGGTGATCGAGCCGCCGCCGGCCGAGCCCACGGATTACACGCCCGAGAAGGAAAGCGCCGAATGATCCCGAAGATAGGACCGTCGACGATTGCCATCCTGACTGGCGCGCTGATCACGATGGTGGCCTTCATCGACACATGGGTGGAAGGCAACCCGTCCACCACCCTTGCGGCCATCAGTGCCGCGCTCACCGCCGCGCTCGGCGCGATCCGTTCGTGGCAGGCAGTGTCAGCTGACAAGGAGAAGGCATCATCAAACCCGGAATCGCAATCGGAATCCTGATCGCTTGTTTCCTGATCGCCGGCAGCATCGAGGCGAACGGGGCACCATGCGAGAAGCACCAGGGCGCAGCCAAGACGGCATGCGCCAAGCAGTTGAAGCGGGACAAGATGGACTGGCCCCCCAAGCCGCGTGACTGGGAGATAAAGCGTCGCGTGGGCTGGTGGTGGGGCAAGGCCGAGCGCATCGCGTACTGCGAAACCGCCGGCAACTGGCAGCACTACCCCCACGGCAGCTACATCGGTGGGCTCGGAATGTTCCGGTCGACCTACGGCATTGGGCAGGCTGTCACCGGCTACCGCTGGCCGTCAGAGGGTGCCACCAAGGCCGAGCAAATCGCCGTGGGGTACATCGTCATGCGGCGCTTTGGCGTCACGGCCTGGGGATGTTCGTCCGCTTAGGCGGGTATGGTCCCGCCACATGCGAAGGGAGACCGCATGAAGTGTCCACACTGCGGGCATCCAGACCGGATCCACAGCGGTCAGCGTGCCCAAACCACAGAACCCGGCAGCTGCCAGTGCGGCCCGCCCGACAACCCTTGCCCATGCCCTGGCTGGGCACACTGGTTGCAGGCAGGCAAGGAATGGCACCTCGAGCTGCAGATGGAGCAGGACCGGGTAGACAAGGCATGGGGGGCGTCGATGCAGACGCTGTACGAACCCGACGACTGAACCCATGACCTGCAAGGCCGGTCACATCCTCAACTGGGACGGCTATTGCAGGATCTGCGGAGCATGGCTGGTTGACATAAATGGTCCCGCGTCACCGTTCCCTGTGCGTGAGGACAGTGCTGAAAGCGAGGGAGACAATGGAAGCGATGACCTTTGACGAGCTGCAGCACCTGCTCGAAGGCACGCTTGAGAACGCTGACGAGGCTTGGAAGGTGTGGGCCTACCAGTGCATTACGCAGCTGGCAGACGCCGGCGAGCCATTCACGGCCGACGAGGTACACCTGCTGCTTGAGCCCTACGGCGTCAACACAGGTTCCGACAATGCCATGGGCGCACTGTTCGCCAGGGCACGCCGTGAAGGGCTGATCACCACGGATAACCAGTACCGCCCGAGCACGCGCCGAGAGGCGCACCGGCGCATGGTGCGGATCTGGAAGGGGGCGTAGGAATGACTGACGAGCCATCTGCGGAGGTTCTAGAGTTTCCGGGGGCTGGGAGTAGGGCAGAGCGACACGCGGCCCTTAGAAGGCTTGGGGAGGAATGGTGGGAGCCGCCGGCCGAGCTGATCGACACGCTGCCCAAGGGCGGGGTGCAGCTGCGTTACCTGTCCCACATCTGGGTTCGCAAGGCGCTGCAGGACGCTGACCCTGATTGGTATTGGGAGCCCATGGGCTATGACAGCGACGGACAGCCGGTGATCGAGCGTGACGGCCAGGGCAACCCGGTGGGCTTTTGGATCTGGCTTCACCTGCTCGGCACCAAGATGCCCGGCTATGGGTCCGTGGAGCCCGGCAAGCGTGACGCGGTAAAGGAGCTGATAGGCGACGCGTTGCGCAACGCCAGCATGCGCCTGGTGGGCGGTGCCTTGTGGGTCAAGGACAACGCCAAGAAAAAGCCGCCGGCGAAAAAGAAGGAGCCGCTGCCCGCTGCGGCCGAGCCCGTCGACGACGCCCCGCACCACGAGAAAGAAGCGGGCAAGGAAGCCTACGACCGGATGGTCGAACAGCATGGGGAGGAAGTTGTCAATGGCGCGCTGGCAACGTTCGGCATCGCAAAGTTCTCGGAGCTCACGCCCCCAAAGATCAAGGCCATTGAAGCGTCGTTGGCGCAACGGGCCCGGCTTGTGCGCGAGCAGGCAGAGCGGGATAAGGCTGATGGGTAGAGGGCCAGAGGCAGCGTTTCAGTCGCAGGTGATCCAGCTGGCGCACACCTTTGGCTGGCTTGTGCAGCACACGCGGCCGGCGAAACAGGGCGACCGTTGGCTGACTCCGATCAGCGGTGATGTGGGATTCCCGGATCTTGTCCTGGTGCATCCTTACCGTGGCGTGCTGTTCGTGGAGCTCAAGAGCGACACGGGCGCAGTGAGTGATGCGCAATACACATGGGGCCGCGCCATTCGTGATGCCGGCGGGGAATGGAAGATTTGGCGCCCAAAGGATCTGGACGAGATCCAAAGGCGTTTGTCGCACAGGGGTGGGCGTTGATCATCCACGCTGCCCAGCCCAAGCGCGACTTCACCGTGATCCCCAACAGGGTGCTGCGTGACGATGCCCTGTCCTACCGGGCCCGAGGACTGCTGGCCTACCTGCTTAGCCAACCACCGGGCTGGCAGATCAGCAGCGGCAGGCTGGCGATCAAGACCGGCGAGGGGCGCGACGCTGTGCGCACCGCGCTGCGCGAGCTGATGTGCTGCGGCTACCTCGACCTCACGCGCCGGCAGGGAGACAGGGGATTGTGGGAAGCGGAGTACACCGTGACCGACACGCCCTGGTACTTCGACTACCCGCCTGTGGATAACTCCGGCGAGCCTGTGGATAACTGGGCAACCGGGGCCTGATTATCCGGCGCCGGATTCCTAGGCCGTATTAGAAGAACTATAAGAAGAAGAACTAAAAGAAGGCGGCATGGGTAAACCTCGGAAGGATCTGGCCAGCAGCGCGTACCGAACACAACGCGCCAGGTTCCTCGCAGAATGGGATGGGCCATGCCACTGGTGCAAACGTGCCAAGGCCGTTGAGCTTGACCACATCATTCCTGTTGCCGCCGGCATTGATCCAACAGATCAAAGCAACTGGGTTGGCGCGTGCAAAAAGTGCAATACCCGCCGTGGAGCAGAACACCTTGCAAAGACGCGGGCAAACAAGGTCGCGGCTCGCAATCGCGCAGTAAAAAATCCGCCGGCGTTTTTTGACAGCGAATCGACGTTGACCCCGACCCCATCACG